TCTTATTTCCTAGATGCTGAGTATCGTGAGGTATTCAGATGTATTCGTGATTATGTCACGGCATACAATTCCCCACCGCAAGCAAGCGCGCTTAAAATTGCACTACAAGATAACAGAAAGATTACCGAAGACCTTTACGGAAAATGTGAGGAACTTATCAACAGTCTTAGTCAAACAGAAGCAGACGATCGATGGTTGATTGACCAGACAGAAAAGTTTTGTAAGGACAAAGCAGTATACAATGCTATCATGCAGTCAATTCAGATTATCGATGGACAGGATAAGACACACTCAGTTGATGCTCTGCCTTCTATATTGTCAGATGCTTTGAGTGTTGGGTTTGACAACAATATTGGTCACGATTATGTTGGTGACGCGGAAGCACGATTTGATTTCTATCATAGACACGAAGAGAAATTGCCATTTGACCTAGATTATTTCAACAAGATTACTGAGGGTGGATTGATAAACAAAACTCTCAACATTGCTCTCGCTGGTACAGGTGTTGGTAAATCTTTATTCATGTGTCATGTTGGTGCTGGTATGATATCTGCTGGAAAGAATGTTCTCTACATTACATTGGAAATGGCAGAGGAAAGAATCGCAGAAAGAATCGATGCGAATATGATGGATGTGTCCATGCAAGATTTGAGAGATTTATCCAAGGCAATGTACACAGACCGTATTCAGAAAATCAAAAACAAAGTTGATGGTAGATTAATCGTTAAAGAATATCCAACTGCAACTGCTCATGCTGGTCATTTCAGAGCACTTCTGGAAGAATTAAAACTGAAACAAAATTTCTACCCAGACATAATTTTTATTGACTATTTAAATATCTGTGTGAGTCAACGACTAAGGAATAATACTGGTGCAAACTCATACACCATAGTCAAGGCAATCGCTGAGGAACTAAGGGGACTGGCAGTAGAGTATGACTTACCAATTGTCTCTGCTACACAGACCACGCGAGGTGGGTACAACAATAGTGATGTAGATTTGACAGATACTTCAGAAAGTTTTGGATTGCCTGCTACTGCTGACTTGATGTTTGCTCTTATAAGTACAGAGGAACTAGAACAACAAGGTCACATGATGGTCAAACAGTTGAAGAATAGATATAGTGACCCAACAAGAAACAAAAGATTTATGATTGGTGTTGATAGGGCAAAGATGAAACTTTTCGACTTGGATGAAAACGCACAAAATTTAGTTGATTCTGGACAGGTACAGGATGACCAACCAGTATTTGATAGAGGAAATTTTGGTTCTCGTTTAAACTTGTCGGATATAAAAGTATAAATAAGGGCTATGATTAGTAAAGTATTATTTGGTGTCATTTTAGCTGGTGGACTTGTCGGGTACTTGTATTACACAAATACTCAGGCAGAACTCATTGAGCTTCGTGAATACAATATGGCGATGGAATTACAAGTCGCTACACAAAACGATACCATTGATAAAATGTCTAAACAATACGAAACACAAGCAAAAGCGCTTGGTGAGTTGACTTCAAAGAATGCTGTTATTGAAGCAGAGATGACAAGATACCTTGACATTTTCCGCAGACATAACTTGGCGAAACTTGCTGCTGCTAAACCAGGCCTAATTGAACCAAGGGTGAATAATGCAACAAAAGATGTATTCGACAGTCTCGAAAGCGATTCCGCTTTTGATTTTGACTCTGATAATTAACGGTTGTTCTTTAATACCAAAACAACCGCGTGAGGTAGAAATCAAAACCGTAGAGGTGCGTATTCCTATACAGCATCCAGTATACCCTAGACCGATCGACATGAAAGAACCTAAATGGTATGTCGTATCAAACAAAAATTTAGACGAATTCCTTACTAATATAGAAAAAGAGGCTGGACAGATGGTCTTTGTGGCAATGTCTGTTCCAGATTATGAGCTCATGGCGTATAATCTCCAAGAGATTAAACGATTCGTGAAAGAAACCAAAGAAGTGATTGTGTATTACCGTACTGTTATGTCAGATGATGAAGAAAATATAGAGGAGAAATCTGACAATGGCAAAGGAAACGATTGACACAGGAACTAATAAGGTAGATGTTGATTTAGATAGATACACCGATTTAATTTTGAAACTTGACGAAGCGCAAGACAAAATTAGAGAGATGGAAAAAATTACAAAAGAACTGAAGATTACAACCAGAGCTGCACAACCAAGCACAAAATTCTCAATTGGTGCTTTGTTTAGAGATGAAAATGATATTAACGAGAAGTCCATAATAGGATTTGCATCATTCATTATGATGCTCGCGTTTGGTATCGTGGACTTAGTAACAGGGTTTTGGGGACAGGATATCACAATATCTGATACAATCTACACTTCATTTGTAGTAGTCACATTGGGTGCTTTCGGAATTGCAGAAGCTGGAAAGGCATTCAGTAAACAATAACCCCCAACATAAGGAGTAAAGGTAGTGAAAGTTGCGGTTAGTCTCGCATTAGTAATCACACTAGCGGGATGCGCTAGTGGTGGACAGGGTGGAAGACCCACATTTAAGAACAATACGAATGACACTCTAATATATTGCGAGACCATAGGTGGTTCTAAAGAGTGTAAAAGGATGCAAAAAGGTGAAGCTGTACAGAGATTAAACACCTTTCTATCGTCCCCAAGAGTAAGATTTTGACAAGATGATAACCAGTTGTGTTATACAGATGTCACTTGCTTTTATTATAGGGTATATGATAGGAAAATATAGTACGCCTTCTTTGTAAGTTGTTGATTTAACTAGATATTTATTTTCACTTTTTTTCGCTTTGGCCCTTGACATTTGGGTCAAAATATGAGATCATGATCATATAAATTAGAGAAGTGAGAGAAAATATGCAACAAGAAATCGAAAACCTAAAAGAACTGATAGTAAATGACTACGAAAACTGGACATCTAGGTCTCTATCCTACGCCGAAGACGGTAGGGCAGAACAAAGAGTCGCGGAATTCGCCTCTAATCTAGAGGTCAAAGAAGGTCAGAAATACATCAAAATCATTTCTGATAGGTCTGTTTGGGGTTTCATCGTGAAGACTGAAACAGATAAATTATTTCAAAAGGGTGACATTTTGAAACCCGCTGGTTGGGCTGCCCCCGCTAGGAACAAACCTAGAGGCAATGTCTTTGAGATGTTGGAAGGCAAAGGAACTGGTTGGGTAAGATGGACTGGCCCACAGTACTTACGATAGGAGATTGAGAATGATTGGTGATACAATTGCTGAAAAAGGTTATCTTAAAACCCAGATAGAAAAATGGGAAAAGATATCCGATGAACTATCTTCAACAGTTAGTCGAGTCAATGATGAGACTAAAGTTATCAAGTACAATGATGTTCCTAGTAACATCTACTTGAAGGTTGAAAGTATTGTTGAAGAGTTGAAACTTTCCGATGAACAGAAAAAGGAACTTGAATCTAATCTTGAATATCAAGTTCGCCAAGTTCGTGAAGCAGTTAACAATCTTGAGTCTGAAATCTACAAACTGGTAGAACCATTTGAAGAGTTACAAAGGGATGCTGAAAATAAGAAAGATGATTTTGAGTACGAACTTGATGACTTGGAGTGGGAACTAGAAAAAGCTTCATAGAATTATAGGCGAATACAGAATGCCTGCTAAAGTCTGTATAGGTTGATGACCGAACATCCACGAGGGGAATGAAAACGCCCCTCAACCTTTTTATATATAGGATGAATTTATGAGTGACACGATACTAAAAGAAATCTCAGAAGAGATAAGTAAATGGCCAGATGAAAAAGAACCTATGGCTCGAAATATCTTGGATGCGTATAAGTTCATATATAGTATGCTTGACCCAGAAAGTTTTGGTCACGCGGTCTCAGCTGAGGTTCGTGATGGAGCAAGAGAAATTCTGGGTATGCCTAAGGTTGAACAAGCATTGTATGGAATGGACATATATCCAGAAACTTTAATTAAGAATACGAATGAGTGATGAACGAGAATACAAACAACTAGAACTTTTTCTAGAGGAAGAGAAAGAGGAGGATGAGTTGACGAATCCCAAGTTTGCGCCTGAAGAACTTGAAAACTCTAATCGCATATTTAAATCTGCTACACCAAAATATGACCTTAGTTGGTATGTGAAATGGTTTTCATCTATATTAATATTAGTAGCACTTACAATTAGAGCTGCTGATTACCCACGCATATATGATATGTGGTTTGGGTTTTTTGGTATGATTGGTTGGACATATGTTGGAATACTATGGAAAGATAGAGCTATTATTATCATGAATGTTATCAGTACCGCACTTCTTCTCATAGGACTACTATCACACTACAGGGGAAGTTTTTAATGCCAATATACGAAATAGAAAATACAGAAACAGGTGAAATCTTTGAAGTCATGATGAAAATATCTGACAAGGAAGGAATGTTACAAAAGAATCCCCATTTCAGACAAGTACCACAAGCACCGAATATTAATAGGGGTGGTGTTGGTGACAGGGTAAGACCCGATGGTGGATTTAAAGAGGTGTTGTCTAAGATATCGGATGCTAATCCGACATCAGCATTGGCACAGGATTTTGGTAAGAAAGATGCGAAATCCGTTGCCCAGAGGAATGTAGCAAAGAAAATAAGAGACACCTTTACAAAGTCGTGATGTATAAATACACAGGTGCCAACTCAAGTGGTACGCTCAATTCATGGACGAAAAGAGGATTTAATTATGTCTCGCACCTTAAAGGTGGTCACATTGCTAGTGACTATCTTGATGGTAGGATGTGCCACAGGTGGCACGGAATATTATGACGCGATGAGAAGAGCCGCAGAAGCACAGGCGGCAGTATCAGAAGCAAGATACGATGCGCTTTCAAAACTTGCATTGTCTGGTGATTCTGGTGCGGCTAGTGCCGCTGTAATGGCAATCGCATTGACTAGAGATGACACCGTTGTTCCTCAATTCATTGAAAGTGATGCCCTAAAATGGGCTCAAGTTATGGTTCCATCCATGACTACTTTAGGTGGATTGTGGTTTCAATCAGACCTCGCTAAGACTCAATCTAATAACAGTAAAGATATTCAACTCGCAAGTTTTGAATCTCAACAAGCTATTCAGTTGGGTACACAAGCAACATATGTAGGTCTCGCTGAACAATGGGCAACATCTGGTCAGGCAAATTCCGAATATCTTTTAGATATGGGACTTGCTGGATTCGATGCTCTAAACATCGCTGGAGGACAAACTCAAGATGTAGCAATCGCTGGGTTTGAATCCATAGAAAGTGTAAGCGTTACTGGATTTACTCAAATAGGTACAACCGCAGTTGCTGGTTTTACTCAATTGGGTACAGTTGCAATGGATGGGTTTGATGCCCTAAACGCCATGTCTACCAATTATAACACAACGATACTTGGTATAAATGACGATTGGGCTGCAGAACTTAGACAGTTGCTTACTAATCCCTTAACTAATACAACTACAACAACAAGTACAACTAACACTACAACGAGTGCAAATATACAATGTAACATAGTAAATAATGCCGTAGTTTGTTCTACAATAAATTAGTGAAAAGTTGTATAAATATTAGGGGACAATTAAGTCCCCTTTTTTAATTATGAGGTAAATTATGTCAGAAATAAAGAGGATTCTTGATGGTGAGGAATTTGTAGTTCAACCCCCCGAAGAATTAAACCTAACAAAACAAACTCTCAATCCAAAGTTGATGAGTGATGAAGAACTATATGATGAAGACTTAGATGCTGAAACTGTCAAGGCACTATCACATGCTTTAGAACTTGACTACATTGAGAAGTGGAAAGTCTTTGCACAAATGAAACTTTTAGAGAGAAACTTTGCAGTTGCTGAACAGGCTAGAGTTGCTTTGCGTGACCAATTAATCACAGCAAATGCCAATGTACAAATACTTCTAAGAAATTACGAAGAAAAAAAGGTTGGCCTAGACCATGAGATACAAGAGAAACTAAAAGTAAAGGAAGAACTCAAGACAGTTCGCGCTGAATTAAAGTCGCTCAAAAAGGTAAACGCTATTTCTATCAAAAATAGCGCGAAAAATAAACCCGAGCCAAAAGACGCCTGAAGGATTTTTTATAAATAGTGTAAAACAACATGTTTATGGAAAGGAAGAATGGTAGGGTTTTTATCATATTTAGCTGAAGATGCACAGGGGAAGAACCTTCATCTTGAACACCTAGAAGACGAAATATTAAATTTCGGTATAGGTGGAGCTCGTGGTGCAATCAATTTCCTACAGTCATTGAGAGATATGCTGTCGGGGAGTTCTCGCTCATCCGTAAACATGACAGTCAAGTGGGACGGCGCTCCCGCTATCTTTGCTGGTACAGACCCCAGCGATGGCAAGTTCTTTGTTGCCAAGAAAGGTGTATTCAATAAGACACCATTATTATACAAGTCAACACAAGAAATAAACAAAGACACCAAATTACCACAGGCATTAAAACCCGCCTTTACAATCGCGTTACAAGAATTTAGCAAACTCG